AATACCACTTATCATATATAGTTTTGCGGTGGTTATTGCGGCTGCAACTACATGGTATTTGCCCATGCTGTCCTTAATTATTTCAGCACCGGGAAAAGTTTGAAGAACGCCGGACCCATCACTGTCTAAAATCTCTACCTTTGATACAGCATAAGGATCAAACAAATCGGAAGTCTGGGAAAATCTAAAATTATTCCTCAAGATTATCTGATTATTAATTACCGCATTTTCTCTTTCTACCGACATAAATCACCTTTGATCTTAAGGACCTACATCATAGGGCGTAGGCATTTCGCTCTCTTTTGCTAATGCACCGGTTTCGCTTGCAGGGTCAACCGGTAAATTATCTGTCTTAGATTTAATCGCTGATGCTGCTGCGTCTATATTATCTACATATCCGCCCACCTTTAATTCTCCGGCTGCCAGATAACCTGCCATCGCTGAAGCACAGCTAACTTCCATATAATAAATATCATCACTTAACCCCGCCGTATCGAAATCGTAATAATACCAGCCGGGTTTATTTACTGCATCCTCTTCAGCCATAACAATTGCTGCGGAGCTGAATTGCCACGTTGAACCTGTATAGAATTGCCCGTCTGATTCTCTGTATATTTTTAATAAAACATTGCTCAAGCCCGTAACGGCATTGCCGTCATTATCAAAAATAAACGCCCTAACCCGCTCAGCCTGTCCGTTCTGTATTCTTACTGTGTCCATCCCTGTCCTTAGTAAAAAATTAAAGTTCTCCAAAGTTCCGTGCCTGACGCTCTTGTGTAGTAAAGATACTGCGCTCCGTCAGTTGTTTTAACATAACTTAATCTGTCGCCTGCTACTGCCGTACCTGATGTATAAGGGATTGCGCCGGCATTCATCATTTTATCCGTTGCTAAATCGTAATAATAAAGCCTGTGGGTAGCGTCTTTTTGTATCCAAATTCTACCGTTAGCAGAGTCATAAGCAGATACTGTGCCAGTCGTGAAAGTCTCCGAGTTAGGAATATAGGTTAATGTTGTCCACCCCGGCGTTCCTATTGAATACCGGTATATCGCAGAATTAGCACCGCCTCTTATTACAAAAAGCTTGTCGGGGTCAGTGCCTTGTATCCAATGGATTCCGCAGCCGGCGCCAGCCGCTCCGGTTAAGGCATTTGCCATCGTTGACCATGAATTACCGGAAATTGAATATCTGTAAAAAACTGTCGCGCTATTGCCTATTAGGTAAATATAATCGTCATTCCCGGCAGCATTGTAGCTGGCGCAGGTATGACTCATCGCCCCGTCAGTCCCCCAAACTGCCGGTAGATTAGTTACGGATCTCGAAGTCCAAGTATTAGCGGCAATATCGTAATATCCAAATCCGCATTGCGTTGTATATCCGTTTAAAAGCCAGATCCTGCCGGCCGATCCTTGCGAAGGATCAAACACCATGCAAGTTCCTGCACCCCAGGTTCCTGATCCGCCTAAAGCGCCCGGAGAGGCTAACTGTATCCAGCTGTCGGTTATCGTGTCATACCGCCAAAAAGAAGAAATGCTAAAAAGAAAATAAATATACCTGTCGGTTCCCCTTTTATCGTTAACTTGGCAAGCGCCCGCGGCATTTGCTGTCGGCAAGAATCTCAACCATTGCCATATCGGTAAATCAATTCCTTGCTTTAAATTATGATTAAACGGCATATTTTATTCCTCTGAATACATATTCTGATTAAGCAAAAGTAAATTTGCTTCTTTGACATTCGTTATATTCTATATTCGCCCGCTGTATTATTTCCCATCTCTGATCGACCGGAAAATTACCAAGATTCCAAACTCCTGATTGAGAAACAGGAGTAGCTGTCCCCGCCGCATCAATTAAAATTCTTAATCTTCCCGCGCTATCGATAGCTAACCTGCCTAAAGGAGAATTGATTAAATGCTGTAAAACTACCAATAGGGCATTAAGGGTGGTTTCGGTAGATGGGCTTGGAGGTATTTTGTCTGTTCCGGTTTTTATCGCTGATAAAGCAATATCTAAATTATCGGTCTTTGCTTTAATAAGAGCTAAATTTCCGTCTTCCTTGGCGGGATCGATCCGTGTTCCCGCAATATTTTTTAGCCCTACTGCATCTTTTAATGCTTTTAAGATTTCTAGGATCATTACTAACCCTTTCTTCCAATAATTCCTACGCTAAAAAAGAAAGCGGCAGTAAGATGGCTAAGGCACCTTAACTGCCGCTTCATTAATTTAGAGAGCGTCCCCCCTAAATTATTTCTAATTGTCTGTTCAATTAAACTTTATATCATTTGTATGTCTTGAGTCAAGGAAACGGTTCAGCGTGGCTGAAAATAGTTTTTACCTGTCTACTTCCAAAACCTTAAATTTCCAGCCGCACTCATTACACTTGTAATACAGAACAGGCCGGTCTGCGCCGTAGCATTTTAACTTTAAAGACCTGCATCTAGGACATCTTAGGATTAAACGCACAACAGTCGCCTTTGTTTCTGTTTCTTTATTTAGTACGTCATTGTTTATATCGGGCTTGTTTCTCTCCGAGATGTATCCTTTCAGCCAGCCTTTTGCGTTTATCCATTTGGTCATTATCTTTTTATCCAATTCGGACGCCTGGGAAGCCAGTTCTTAGCAATACCGTGCTGCATGCTCTCGGTATCCTGTTTAGGATAAATTCTTCTGCCGTCCTCCTGCATAGCAAATACCCGAATCATCTCTGCCGCTGCTATTGAGTAACACTCCGTATCAAAGAAATGACTCTGCGCATGCACAGAAACCGTGCGCCATTCTTCCCGGGCGCGCCCTGTTTTTTTATCTCTAATGATAATCTTATGCTCCCCGCAAAACTGCTTCAAGTATTCATCAGATGGATCCTTGTGTAAATGCCAGCCTCCAGGTGAATCAAGTTTAGTATTTTTTACCAACCGGCTGATTTTGTCTTTAAAATAACTGGTGTCGATATGCCACAAGAGCAGGCCTCCGGGGATAGTCTGACCTGTAGCCGGATACTTATCAATGCTTGAAACTCTAAAAGGCACCCCGCTTATGTAGCTTTGCCCTTTAATAGGACGCGCGATATCGCGCCAAAGCCGGGCTACTTCATAAACTTCATCCGTACGATATCCGGTATCAATACAAGTAAGCCTTACGCCAAAAGGTTCTACACCTGCGGTTTCAGAAGGGTAATAAGTTTTAAAGAGAATTTCTATAACATCATCCCACTCCTCAACTCTCGTGGCCAAAATCAACCATGATTCCTGATGCAGACCCCAGCCGCGGATACTTAAATAAAAATGATCCTTCTGTACATCTACTCCGGCAGTCAAAACCCTTGCTCCATCCGGCACAATTCCTTTTGGATTCGGAAGTACTAAGCTTAACAATTCTTCCGGTTTGGTTTTACCGATGTTCTCTTCCCAGACTTCAGCCAGCCAGGAATTAACAAAGTTCATCAGTAATTCTATATAGTCCTTTGATTTTAAAAACTCTGCCGCGATGTCGCTAAAGGACAACCAAGGCGAATATAAAGAGCTAACCCAAAATCCCCTGTTTTTATTCGGTTCTTTTTTATCGGCTATCCATTCGCCGCTTTGCATCATCCTGGGTTTTTGACTGTCTTCGATGCGTTTATTACAATGCAAACATTCATACCAGGCAAGGCGTTCGTTTTTAATCCGCTCGGCTGACGCTTCTTCTTTCGGCCATTTAATTTGCCCAAAGATTAAAACCTGTATTTTCCCGCAGTGCGGACAGGGCACATAAAAACGCCTCTGATCGGATTTTTCATACTCGCGAAAAATATATCCTTCTCTTGTAGTAGGCGTCGAAACCTTCACCGTCTTTTTATTCCAAAAAGTTTTCTGCCTCTCCTGCGCAAGCTTTATCGGGTCTGCCTCGCGTCCGGAAAATCTTGGATACTTATCCACCTCATCTAAAAATAAATATCTTATAGGCCTTGAGGCTAAATCAGCCGGGGAGTTTGAACCGGCAAAGTAAAGAATCATCCGGTCAAAGTGATATTCTAATTTAGTTATATCATCTGAGTTCTGCGGGATGTATCTTTCTAAAATAGCTGCGCCTTCAATCATAGGCTTAATCCTGTTATAAGAAATACTCTTTGCATCATCAGCCCGCGGTAAAACCATAAGCGTAGGCCCGGGGTCCTGATCGATGATATAACCAAGCATATTCAGCATAGCCTCTGTCTTACCCACCTGTGAAGCTGACATCACAGTTATTTCATCCACAAAGGGATCAGTGAACGCATCCATAATGCCTTTTAAATAGGGAGTCCTGGCTGTTGACCACTGCCCCGGCTCTGCTGAAGTTTTAGTGTCTAAGCGGCGATACTTATCCGCCCAAACGCTCACCGTTACCTTATCAGGCAAAGCCCATTCACTTCGAACATAAGGCTTAATGGTCTCAAGCGCTTTCTTTGCGATCTTTATCGGCATAAGGCACTCCGGCAAATTGACTGATAATTGCTCTGATTTCATTATCTAAGATTTCGCAGATGAGCTTTGGCTCCTGCTGGTATAACTTGGGTGCGATATAATGCGGAAGCCTTAAGAACCCCATCTTGATTCCTCTAATCTGATTCTTAAGAATTGAGCTGTGTTCGCTAAAAGGAATCAGCTCTGCAGTTGCTTTTTTAAGCTCTATTTTTAACAGCTCTGCTTTATACTGCTGTATTTTCTCATCCCAGTAAGCCTTGCCGTCCTGGTCTTTGTATTTCTGGTTCCTGAGCACATGCCAGCTTTTTATCTCTTCTAAATCATAGAAGCCGTCTTTGGTTGAGGGCATGCCGTCTTGTTTCCAGCGCTGCACAGTCCGGCAAGTTACATCCATAACCTTGGCTACCTCTTCCATGGTCTTGACGATAGTAGGCGCTAAAGGCTCTGCCTCAAATTCTTCAAGCTCAGCGATTTCCTGTTTGGTAAGGGATTTTCCGCCTTGAAGTTTTTCAATCAAATGCAGATGGCGTTTCTTGCGGGCAATCTCAGCAAGGTTTTGTTTCTGCTCGGTCATACTCTTGCCTCGAGGGAAGCCTTCTTGCCGGTAAACTCCTCCCATCTGCGCACTGTCACATCGCAGAATATCGGCTCAAGTTCTAAAGCATAGCATCTGCGGTTTAATCTTTCGGCAGCGATGATCTGCGAACCTGATCCGCAAAAAGGCTCAAAACAAATCTCGCCTACTGCGGTATGCACGCGCATAGGTATTGCGAAAACTTCGGTGGGTTTTACTGTAGGATGCAAAAGGCCCGGATTGCGTTTCTTGCCTTCCCAGTCCAGCTCCCAGATATCGCTGTAATATTCGGGATTAGCCGGATCCCCGGTTCTTAATAAATCAATTGTCCAGACCGTACCGATAGACCTATCTTTTGGTTTATAGAAAGGTTTCTTCCCCTTGACCCACATTAAAAGGCAAGGCTCATGCCGCCATGAATAGAACGAATAGGTTAATATTGCGCAAGGCTTGACCCAAACAATCTGCTGATGAATTAGAATACCCAGCTCATCGCAAATTCCCTCAATCATGGATCTGCGCCTTGAAGCATGCCAAAGATAGAGTGCCGTGTTTTCTTTGATATGTTTAAGGCCAACCGTATAAAACTTTTTCATGAATTCCCTGGCATCGGGAATATCCACCTCATGATAAACATCTGACCAATCATGGCCTCCTGTAGGCCTATTTGCTCCGGTGTAGTCAACGCAATATGGCGGATCCGTTGCAAACAAGCTTGCCTTCTCGCCCTGCATTAATCTTATAACATCCTCTTCATTTGTAGAATCGCCACAAAGAAGCTTATGCTCTCCTAAAATCCAGAGATCTCCCTTTTTAGTAACTGCCTCCTTCGGCGGTTCAGGGATATCATCAGGCAGGGTTTTGCCGTCTCCCATGTTCTCAATCTCAAGCTCTGAAACCTCCTCCCGTAGTTCTTTTAGCCGGAGATTAAGATAATCCTCCGGCATATCTTTCCTGAGTTTTTCAAGGACCGGAATTAAAGCGGCTGTCCAAACGCCAACAATCTGCTGGGAGTTTAAAGTCACGTTCATGGCCATCTCAGAGGCCTCATCAAGGTCAACCATGATTGCAGTGACAGTTTGCGCACCGTCAGCCTGAAGAATCTTATAGCGCTGATGCCCGGAAATGATATGCATGGTGCGCTTATTTATGACTAAGAGATCCACCAAACCGAACTTCTCAAGAGAATGCCTTAAACCTAAAAGGGCTTCCTCAGAAATCTCTCTTGGGTTATAAGGCGCCGGCTTTATATCGGACACCTTGATGTCGCAAATGTCCGGCTTGACGTTAATCTTCGGCATACAAAACTCCTTTCGTTTTTCTGCGTAACTCTATCATCTACAAAGGCTTAATTTTATCTTCGCTGAATAGAATTCTTACCCTAAAATACCCTTTTGCGACCACGACATCACTTTTTGAAATTTTAAATCACTCGCTGCCCGCGCCTCGCCCGACCCGCGCTGCCAGCCCCCTCTGGAAGGACCCATTAAACAAGTTGCTTTGCCTCCATCTCAAGACCATTCTTAAACCACTCCGCAGGTTTTTTAATATCCTTTTTATCTTTCTTAAAGTCTTTGCATAGCCTGATCATCAACCCCGGATCAGGCGGATATCCTTTGTCCATCTGATAACTAAACATAAAGCTGTAAAGGTTAACATCCTCAAGCAACTCCGCACAGCAAGCCTCCAATTGCTTTACGCACTCATCTGTAGGCTTGGCATAAGGCAGGTTTTTAGGGGTTTTCCACAGGTCTAAAAGACCATTTTGCGTATTGTTAAGTAAATATTGTTTATTTCTATATTGTTCCAGTGCCCCCGGTGTCACTACTACCGGTGACACGGGGGATACTGGTGTAGTGCCCTTGGTGTCACTAGTGACACCTATGTCACCAGTTGCCTCTGTGGATAACTCCGCATTAAGAAGCGTGTAAATATTAGATCTTCCCTTTGTCCGGTCAATACAAATAACCTTGATCTGCTCTAGGCTCTTAAGCATGCGGATGATAGTGCGCCTGCTTACCGCGCAATGCCGGGCTAAAGTAGTCACTGAGGGAAAACAATCCTGCCCCCTTACATTGGCGTAATAACAAAGCCAGACATATACCGTTACTGCGGTAGATCCTATCCGTTTGCTGATAAACTCAAGGACCGGCTTTCCTACCCAAAGGAATTTGCCGTCTCTTAAATCCCTGATATCTATGCGTTCTTCTGCCATAAATGTTCTTTTTATTTTTTCCAGCGTATCCATCCCCAAAAACTTAAAACAAAATAGATCGTAAACAATACTCCCTGCGCATAAAGCCTATGCCTGAAATCAACAACTGCCCACCCGGCATTCGTCAGCATCCAAAGCAGAAAACCTCTCCGGTCTTTCCTGATGTTAAGGACGACACCGATGATTGACAGAGCTGTCAAAAACCACATTATTTTTTCTTTGGTTTCTTCTTTCCGAAAGGACGGTTTGCCTCAACTAACTTCCTGCGGTTATACCAGCTAAGCCCTTTATAAACCTTCTTTAAGCCTTTGGTAACTTTCATAGTTCTTCACTCCTCCTTATTCTTTCCACGGTGAATTTATCCTCACCGAGTTTACGGGTCATTAACCCGATAAATATTTGAGCGATGTATTCGCCAACCTCGCTTGAAGCATCGATAACCGCCTTGTCGTTGGTAGCCAAATATCCTGCATGAAGCCTTACCTTAGCTTGACCAAAGGCGTACTCGGCAGTTTCAATTGCCCGGGCTATCTGCTTCTCAATGGTTTTCTTGCCTACCTTTTCATGAAACTTAAACTTGCATACATCGGTCATCTTGACTGCCTCCACTGCGTGTATATCGGATTTTCTCTAAAACTGTCACACCTCTATAAAATATTATTTCAAGTAATCCTGAAGCCCTTCCTTTTCAAAGAGTTCTCTGATTCGGGCTATCTCCCGATAAATAATCATTCTGTGTTTATCAAGGCGCCTGGAGGCCTCGCTGATGGTTAGACCCTCTTCGCCTAAAAGTTTGCACAACTTATGCTGTTGGGGCGTAAGCTTCCGGTATACTTTGGAAAGTTCTATCTTGAGTTCTGAATTAATTTGCGGCAGGGTTTCATCGCTTGCTGCGATTTTGTCTTTTAAGGCAGGTGAATTTTCTTCCTCGTTAAGCGGCTCATCCAATGATAAGCTTTCATAAAATGCTTTGCGTTTATCTGTCTTTGCTTTCTCGGCAAGCTGGCCAAGCACATTCCGGACAACCTCCGCCATATAGGTATTTTTTGAAGCACCCCGATTTTGATCATACTGATCCCGAACCTCCAGCCAGTGTATAAGACACTCTTGCAATAGATCATCGAATCCTTCCCGCTCAAGACATCTCTGTTCTTTTCTGCAATCATTGATTACCTTCTTAGCAACAGCAAGTTCCCAACTCTCAAATAAACCTCCGTAATTGAGACTCATGAGACACCTCCTTTTTTATTTCTTGAGGTGTCTCAAATGAGTCCTAACTAACGATATGCTTTTGAGGATATGAAGTAAATCACGGAGGGCTCATAAACATATGCAGAGATGTCGCTATTTCTGTCTTTTATTCTTCGTTAAATCTTCAATGCCTAATAATTCATTTTGCGTCGGTTCTCTGCCCAAAATACCTGACAGCACTTTTATTATTGCTTCACAGAGTCTTCCATTCCGGAGTTGTTTTTCCGATACGGAAGAATCCTGCGCATAAACCGCACGTATCCTGTCTCCGAATCGTTTGTTAAAATTATTATTTATCCGCTGCCCCATGTTCTTCACCTCTACAGCGTGTATATCGGGTTTTTTCTAAAACTGTCACACCTGTACGCTTGTGACAAATCATAAAAAAATACGATATATACACATAGAAGCCCCTTGATTCCTCTTGACTTGTCGGGGTTTTGTTATAGGGTTGGGGTGTCCAAATAATCTGAAAGGGGGTGAAAACGCATGACCGCAGAGCAGAAAAAGAAAGACAAAGAGTTCTTGAGTAAACTCCATTCCAAGCATTACGGCAAGAAAAAATCAAAAACTCAAAAGCCGAAAGCTCCGGTTGATAATTCTCCGTCGCCCAAAGAAGGTATTGTCTTGGCGGCTGGCAGCACGCGTAACGAACTAATGCTGACGGCTAAACAGCGCGGAGTTAAGAATTTCCGGGTGCTTAATAAGCAAGAACTCACTGACGTGCTCAAGAACATCGGTGATCAGAAGGCTGTCGATACTATTGTGGCCGGGGCCGTGGCCAGATGGAAAGCTGGCTGGGGAAAAAACAAGAAGCAAAAAACCCAAGCATAAGTGTTTTACCGCCGCCATGCAGAAGATAGTTTTTGCATGGCGGCTTACCCAAACCAAGAAGAGATGATTCTATGATTGTGAATACTAAAACAGAAAAGAAAAAACGCTATGTCATCTACACTCGTTGCTCTACTGATGACCAAGCGCAAGGCGACTATACCACCCTTGACGCGCAGGCCCACCATTGCAAAAACATGATGGATGCTTTCGGCTACGAGCCGGCAAACTTTGGTGATAACGGCGTAGTTAACGATAACGGCTATTCCGGAAAAGACCTAAACCGTCCCGGCATCCAAGCCATACTCAAAGACATCCAGAAAAACAAATCCTTTGATGGCATTATCTTCTTCCGCCTCGACCGCCTGACCCGCAATCCTCGCGACCTCTACAGCATGATCGATATTTTCAAGGCGCAAGAAGTCGACTTCTTATCCGTCCGTGAGAATCTTGACAGCTCAACTGCCATCGGTCGAGTTGTCATCGGCATCATCGGATTGCTGTCAGCTTTTGAGCGCGAACTCACCGGAGAACGCGTCAAAGCTTCACAGATTGCCCGGGCAAGACAAGGCAAATGGGTTGCCGGTAAACCACCGTTCGGCTACAAACAAGTAAAAGACGGCGAACCGCTTCCAAACGGAAGACAACCTCACAAGAATGAAATTGATGACACGATCGCGCCGCACATAAGGCTCATTTTTGAGCTGGCCGCTGAGAATAAAACCTTGAGCGAAATCGGACACACCCTCATACAAAACGAAGTGCCGACAGCAAAGAAAATGCTGTGGCGAAAACAAACGGTCGCAAAAATCATAAAGAATCCGTTCTACAAAGGCATGATTTCGTATTCCGGCGAGATCCATAAAGGCAACCACCTTGCGATCGTTGATGAAGAACTCTGGAATAAAGCAAACCGGGTCATTTCGGCAAACCTTCCCGGCCATAGGTTTAAAAAAATCGCCAAGGATTATAACAATCGTCTCAAGGGATTATTGCGATGCGGGAAATGCGGGAGTAGCCTTGTCTGCACCATCGCGCACAGCCATACTGGAAACATTTTTTATTATTATGAATGCAGCCGGGCGAGACAGCGGCTCGGGTGTGACACCAAGCGGATATCCGCTACGGCGTTTGATGAAGCGGTAATTGCCTTCTTTAGGCGAGCGTCAAAAGATCAGGAAATAATCGTGAAGGCGATGGGAAATGCGATTAAGGACAGTGCGACCAAACTGGATATCTACGACAAAGAAATCAAAACACTACAGAAGAAGCTCGATATAGCCAAAAAAGCGGCGGCTAAACTATTAAACCTTGCCATCGAAAAAGTGGTCTCAAAAGGCGTCACCTACTCCGAGAAAATGGACACCTACGAGAAAGAAGTCACCGTATTGGAAGATCAGCTATCTAAAGCGCTGGCACGCCGCAGGGCCGCTGACATGTCGATCCACTCCAGCGAGTATTTGTATTCAAACCTGCGGTTTGCCATGGAGCATCTGGACAAAGCACCGGCCGAGGCTCAGATTACCCTGCTAAAAGCCCTTATCAAGGCCATAGACGTCCATGATGACCATGTGATAATGCGGATGTATATCGGGGAACCTTTCGAGGAACTAACCTGCCAAATTGACCCTAAAAAACAGGAAACCCTGCCTTGTGCTGTTGCCAACACCGGACAGGGTTCGCCTGAGCGTCCACAATGGCGGTGTTCATGCGACGAAATCAGAAACTTCTATCGTGTTGTTCGAACTAATTCCTGATCTTCTTGCCCCGCCCGCTTGGCCGCATTTGTTGATCAAAAACTGTATCTATGGCGGGCTTCGTTTA